CCGGTGTCCGCTCCAGAGAAATCGGTGATGTCCCCCGCCGCACTGAACGTAGTGCGGGACGGATTGGCGCTCCCCGACAGCGCCTCCGTCTCCCCCGCCGTGAACAGCCGCCGCTGGTGATACGTGGACGCGGAGAACTTGGGCGTCCCAGTGCTGGTCAGATCGCTCAGCGCGGTCTGATCGTATTTCTTGGCCACGTCGCCATGGGTGGTGGCGAACACGGCGTAGCCCTGGGCGATGGTGATATCGGTCTGGGCGTCAGGGCTCCCCCACGCTCCGTCCAGCACGTCCCAGACTCCGTCACCATCGTCCTTCACGATGCTGGTCCCGGTGTGGGCCATGAACTTCTGGGTGGGGATCAGGCTGACCCCGTAGCGCCAGAAGTCCTCCAGATCGGTGAACGCGCTGCCTACCGCCGCACCGTTGTACTTGGCGGTGCCCAGCCGCTTCTTGCGGGAGCCAGAGGTGTAGTACTCGATGTTCTCCGCCACCGTGAGCTGGTTGTGCTCGAGCAGGGTAGGGGCCTTGGTGACATCGAGCCCGCCCAACGCCGGATGCACGATGAACGAGAAGTTGCGGGTGGTCATGGCCAGCGATCAAACATGGAGCCCAGATCCGCCCGGGCGGGGGAGAGCCGCCCGCGGCTCCGGTAGAACGTCCGGTACTGGTCCCGGATCTGGATGCGGGGGTTCTCGTTCTGCCGGTCCCGCTGGGCCGCCGTCATCTGCAGCAGCATGTCGTTGAACAGCGCCTGGTAATACCGACCCCGCTCGATATCGTTCATGAAGATCGGGTAGCCCCGCGACAAGGCTCCGTAGATCAGCAGGTGGCGGAACTCATCCGGGATCAGCGGGATCGTGGTCCCGCTCAGCTCCGTGTTGAGCGTGCGCTTGTAGTGCAGGTCGATCTGATAGGTCTGGTCGGGGTAGGGATGGATCACCAGCTGCCGGGCGGTGCTCGGATCCCCCGTGGTATCGAAGTCCCACACACAGGCCCACTGCGGGGCCCCCTCGCGCTGATCTCCACCCTTCAGCTCGTACATCTCGTCGGGGGCGATCAGCTGCGGAGCCCAGCGGTAGCTGCTGCGCCCGATCCGGAGGAGCTTCCCGAAGTCGGCGGGTAAATCGTACTGGTCCTGGTATAATCGGTAGGTCGCCGCGGTATTGGTCGTTCCTGCGTACGGGGACTCCAGCGTGGCGGCCAGATCCGCCACGGGAACCGGTGTCACGATCCGATAGCGCCCCCCTGTGTCTCGAGCCTGCCCCGTCACCAGCAACACCTTGGGCGTAGTGGTGATGGCTTTCGCGATGGACCACGTGATGGTGGGACTCCCATTGGTCACGCTCACCGTGCCGTCCCGCTCCACGGGCACCGTGTTCAGCGTGGTGTACTTCACCAGCCAGTACCAGTCCGCCTTCGCATAGAGATCCCGGTAGACCTCGTTGATCAGGGCGTTGATCTTCGCCTGCTCGGTGGTGTTGGTGACGGGAAGGCGGAGCTGGTTCATCACCCGGGTCTCGATGGCGGTGTAGTCGAGATTCGCCACGCGTTACCCCAGCTCCACGGGCGGCTCATAGATGGGCGCGGTCCACCGCTGGCAGACATCGCACTCCAAGGCATCGAACAGGATCACGGGCCGACACTCCGGCGGGGCACAGGCCTGGCAGTAAATCACCAGAGCCCCCGGCACAGGGTCGGGCTAGCGGGCGGCCATCCCTCCAGGGGTCCCCATGCGGTCACTCCGGAACCCCATCAGCGACCAGGCGAAGGATGGCTGGACTTCGTAGCACCGGAGGAGGTTCGGCGATACCGGGGCCAGCCAACCCGAATCCACAGCGTACGACTGGTGCCGTGGATCATGCGCCAGGGGTGCCGAAGACCCCACGAAAGTCCGACCAGCCACGGACCCAGCGGGCCCGGATCTTGACCTTCATGGCCGAGGCTTCAAAGTCCCAGTCATGCATGACCATCGGCTTCTCCCGCCAGTACTTCCGCACATTGAGCACGCCTGGATCGGCCAGCAGGAACCACGCGTCGGGGTCCGTCAGATAGGGCCACGCCACCACCGTGAGCTGCTCCAAGTCAAAGCTGTTCTTGGCGCGGTTGGGCGTGTCGGGGCGCTCCGTGGAGTTGATCAACTCGTCCGCCGTCCATTTCAGCTCGTAGGGCACCAACAGCACGCGGGGCCGCCAGTGCACCAGCTTGCCCGCGTCGTCCACGGTGTCGGCCACCGCCGCCAAGGCATCCCGCAGCGACTGCACGGCCAAGTCAGCGGGGGTGGCCAGGACGTTGCTCGCGGTGCCGCCGCCCACCAGTGGATGCGCGGCACTGAACAACGCGACCCCATCCGGCGAGCCTGTGGTGTCCGTGAACCCGTTGTTGAACAAGTTCGCCATATCGACTTCGTGGGTGTAGTTCATCGAGGAGCCCAGGGCCCGGGCGGCGTCCGACACCACCTCTTCCTGCTCGTCGTCCAGCGCCTCCTTGCTGGCCCGGAACGCGAGTTCGTAGGCGTCGGCCTGGTAGGTCTTGTCGTAGCCCTGCGCGAGGTCGTCGTACGCGACGTTGGCCCCCTCGGCCTTGATCGGGACCACGCCGAAGCTGGCCACCGTGGTGGTGCGGACCATGGGGCGGTTGCCCATGTCCCGCACCTTCAGGATCTTCTCGGAGATCCCCTGCTCAATAGGCATCTCATCGAACAACACGTCTTCCAGGAAGGCGAGCCGCTGGAGGTAGAGATCAGGGAGCGTAGATCGTAGCGTGGCCATGGAACCTCCTTAGATGCCCGCCAGCCCGGCGCTCTGGAGATGGTTGTTGAACTTCACGATCCACAGTCGAGGGGCCCCGGCCGCCGCCGCGAAGCTGCCCTTCTCGATGGGATGCAGCCCGATGACCTTCACGGCCAGCGTGGCGGTCACGGCGGCCGTGCTGGCGTCGATCTCCATCAAGGACCGACCCCCGGAGCCCGCCGTCACCACGATGTTGGCGTTAGTGCCGATTTCCGTCGCCGTCATCGGGGTGGTGTCCCCATCGTCCTGGGCCACGAACAACTGATCAGGATGGTCGTACACGAGGAAATCCGACTTGGCGGTGGCCGCCGGGCTGGTCTCGGCCGCTACGCCCACGATGGGCACGGATCCGGTGGCCGCCAGCCCGATCCCCCCATCCGCCTCCATCACCACGACATCACCCGCGTAGATGGCCGGCGCCGCCGCATCCTTGGTGTAGGGCGTGATCCGCAGCACGGCGTCATACGGAGCAAAGCCCTGGGGAATGTCCAGATTGCCATTCGACCGCGCACGCAGGGCCATGGGAAGGGTCCTCCTGATCAGTCCGCCATCGTGGCACCCTCGGCAATCGTGTGCGTCGGGTGCTGGGCGGAGTCCACGGTGATGCCGCTAAACGAACCACGCCGGAACTGCTGCCGCAGGGCGTCCTGCCGGGCCACCGCGGACTGGGTATGGCGAGCCACCTGCGCCGCCTTCAATTTCTTCCGGCTCTCGACCCACGAGCGGTACATCCAGGCCAGGAACATGCCGTCGTGCCCGCCCCGGCGGATGGTGTTGTCGGGCGCGGCCATGCTCTTGTTCAGGAGCTTGAAGCGGGAATCGCCCTTGGCCGGCACGGCTTGCCAGTCCCGCAGGCCCGAGACGCTGACCAGTCGAGGGGAGAGCCAGCGCAGCTCCACGTTGTCGGGCACCCGGACGAAGCGCCGGGCGTCGCCGTTGTGCCGGAGGTAGACCGGGTCCGTCTCCCACGGGGGCGGGGGTTCCTCGGACTGCACAGGCGTAGGCGGGGGGAGTGGCATCGTCCCCAGCACCTCGGGCACCGGCACCGGGTCCAGGAGTTCCTCCGCAGCGGGTGGGAGGTTCAGCGACAGTGGGTCCGGACTCTTCGGCTTGGGGGGCCTCGGCTCGGGCGGGAGCTCGATCCCGGCCTCGATGGCGACTCGTCTGCCGAGATTGGTGCCGCCCATTAGCCCTCCCGGATCACCATCGCCACGGTCGGGGAGAGCGCGGACTTGCCGCCCGCGTTGCGCTCATACATCCGCTTGACGGAGCCGGTGGGGTCCTTTACGCCCATGCGCTTGGCCATGTCCAGGGCCCGCTTCTCGAGCTTGGGGGTCTCAGGCTCAGCTGGAGACCGGCGCGCAGCGCCGGTGCGCATCGACCCCATGGACTGGCTGGCCACCGCCGACTGGCGGGCGAGTTCGTTGGTTACCGGGCCCTTGTTCACCATCTGCGCCACCACCTCGGGGTTGTCTACGATGGCCACCTTCATGGCTTCCAGGATCGTGGAGAGATCGTTGGGATAGCCCTGCTGCAAGAGCGTGTTACGGACGCTGGCCGTGGTGGCGGACAGCGGGTTGCCCGCCTCTTTGAACTGGGGATACTTCGCCATCAGCAACTGGATCTGCTGCGTGATCTGCGTAGCCCGCTGCTGCTGGGCCAGCCCGGATTGCACCGCCGCGGTGGCCTCGGCTCGGGCCGCTTGACGGGTCAGATACTCCTGCGCGGCAAAGTGGCCCTGTTCCGCCGCCTGACGGATCTCTTGATCGTTGACTAATTGAGGCTGGGGCTGCGGGCCCGCTTGGCGGGCCTGCGCCATCGAGGCCAAGCTGTTCACGACCTCCGCCACCTGGGCCTGCACCTGGCCCATCTGACGCTCCATATCCGCCCGGAGCCGGTCCATGGGACTGAGCTCTGGCGTGGGCTCGGGCTCAGGGTCTGGCGCCGGGGACTCTGGAGCGTCAGGCTCGATGGGTTCGTCAGCCATACTTAAACCTTCTGCTCAATGAAGGGATCCCGGGCTTCCTTGCAGGGACGGTAGGGGAGTTCACTGCTGGCCCGCACGGTGCTGCCGCTCTTGAACCCACCCACGCGCACCGCCTCCTCCTGCCGGAAGGCCCCGATATCCCCCTGCGGGCTCAGCGTGGCGCCCTCGGGCATGTAGCTCTTGGGCTTCCGCTTCTTCTCCATGTGCTTGAAGTCCTCCAGCTGGCTCGCGGACATGCCCGTGCGGGTCTTTTTCCCCGCCTTGGCGCGGCCCAGCTCCGCCATCATGAATCGGCGCTGCCGCTCAGACTTGGCTGGCATGATGGGCCGCCCGGCGGGCCTGCGCCGCCATCTGAATGATCTGCAAGGGAAGATTGATCAGCTCTTGCATCCCCAGGAACCGCCCCTTCTGGACCTCAAACTCATCGGCAGGCTTGTGAAACACCCCGTCCTGGACCGCTTGGCTGGCCCGCCGCCAGAGCTTGTCCAAGACGGCGTAATACTGCGTGTGGAGAAAGTCCGATAGGACCGCCGCGTCCTCCAGAAGCTCCACGTCCAGTTCATGGGCCACTCTGGCACGCCATGCTGGCACAGCAGTTGGGGTGTGTCAAGGTGTCACTGCGCCACGGGTGGGAGCGTCGTCTGCGTGGGGCCCAGACCGGGCTCAGCAGGCTGGCCCAATCCCTGCGGCTGACGCCCGATCTGCGCGTTCTGGGCCTGCTGGCCCACGGGCGGGCCCTGCGGAGCCACGGGGGCCTGGCCGGGCTTGCCCCCACCCAGCTGCTGGACTACCTGCTGGGTCTGCACTAATTGCTGGGTCTGGGCGATCAGCTGGTCCAGCTTGCGGATCCCCTGCGGACCCAGCCCGTTGAGCACGGCCGGGGTGCGGCGCTGGATCATGTGCTCCAGAAGGGCAGCCTGGAGGTTCTCCCCGAGGTGGGGCCGCACCTCCACGCCGCTGGCAATCATCATCAGCTTCTCGGTGGGCGTGAGCGCGATTTGCTCCTCCACTTGCGGCTCGATGTAGAGATCGGGATCTTTCCCGAAGGCGCTCAGGAGCTCCCGGTAGGCCCGCACGATGCCCTTCTGCGCCACGATGCCCAGTTGCAGGCCCAGTGGGTTCAGCACGGTCTGCATGATCAGCGTGGCGTCCTCCCGCTGTACCTGCTTGTTCATCGTCTCCGTGGTGGCCGACAAGCGAATGTCGTACTGCCCCGCAATCTCCGCCCGGGACTTCAACGTGATGAACTCGGGGAGCTTGCCCGTCACCCGGAATTCCTTCCCCGGCGGGAGGTACTGCTGATTGAGCGCCAGCACCTGCTGGAAGATCCGGACCCAGAACGCCTGAAAGGCATCCATCGCCGTCTTGAAACGCAACCCCGACTCACTCAACAGACTGGCCACCCCGGTCGCCGTGCGCGTGGCTCCCACCCGGCTCGGTTGCCGCCCAAGCGAGAGATCAGTGAGCCCCGTGAGCCGCTCGAAGTACTGGTAGACGAGGCTCTCCTCGTTCTGCCCAAACACGGAGGTGCCTTGCCAGCGCGGGATGACGACATCGGTCTGCGGGTTGTCGATGGGGATGCCTTCCCCGGGACGCAGGGGATACCGAGTGGGCGCATGGAGCGCGCTGGCTCGGTAGAGATACCACGGGAGATTCTGCAGCGTGCCCGCGTCCACGCGCTGGTTGTGAATGGTGTTGATCTCTTCGTTGAGGTTCCGCACCACCTCAGGAAAGCTGAGCCCATACAACCGAAAGGGGATGGGGAAATACCGGCCGATCTCGATGGGCCGCATCCCATGCGCGTACACGTTGTCCAGATAATCCCGGCCCAGGAGCTTGTCGGAGAGATCCCGCGAGACCCAGGTGATGATCTCTTCCTCGAGCCCATCCCCATCCAAATCCCAGCGGCGATAGTCCTCCAGGATCTCGTACTGCTGCGTGCGGACGCTGGACTCCCCCGCCTGCACGCCTTCCAGCTCGTCCTGCTGGGTGCGGTAGGCACTGCCCACCGGCTCGTCTTCCACGCCAGCCTCTGACGTGCGGAGCAGTTCCTCCACCACGTCCGCATCGAAGCGTCCCGACTTGGCGTGGCGGCGCAGCTCGTCCTCCGTCATCCGGAGCTTGAGCTGGCACCACGGTAGATCCTGCACACTCGACCCGCCGTGCACAGGCGCGATGAAGTCCAGCGGGTCGATGGGCTCGATGACCGGCTTCTCGGCCAGCGTCTCCTGCTCGACCAAGGCGTTGATCTCGGTGTCGGTGATCTTCAATTCCACCCGGAAGGTCAGCGGGGGCCCACCCGGTGTCGAGGGGAGTTCGCCGGTCCACGTGGTCTTGCCCTCGGACTCCAACGTCTTGGGCACCGCCTGCCCGAAGATGGCCAGCATGATCTCGTCGATGGGCGTGGTGGG